GGAAGGCTTGTTCGTAAAAACGGAGAGATTGAATACAAAAAAAAGTACCCAGAAAAAAGAAAGGCTTCCGAGGCTGTAAACCGCGCAGTTTATAGCAATAAAATTCCAAGAGCAAGCAGTTTGATTTGCGCTATTTGCAATACAAAACAAGCCAAGCATTACCACCACCACAAGGGATACGATGAAGGTAATTGGCTTGACGTTATTCCCGTATGCATTCAATGCCATAACAATATTCATCATAAGAACGGCGGATAGTACGATACCTTGACCGTACCGCCCGCATAATCTGCGTCGCTAATCGTTACTGCATTGTTACCAGTATTTAGCACCATCAAGGCAGACGAGCCGGAATGCGTTACATTGCCGATGACATCGCCAGATACCGAGTGGGCCGCGTAAAACTCACCATTCAACTCGCCGATGGTCACAGTTGCGCCGCTTGCTACCGTGCCTGTGTAGGTCAATGACACGCCGTTTGTTGTGTTTGTGATGACTGGATTTTTCAACGCGCCAGTGAGTACGAATGTCGGACTGCGCTCCTCTGCTGTTCCGCTGTTTACTACCGTCAATGTTTGCGGGGTCGGCGTGCCGTCTATCGCGTCTGACGTGACTTCGTACAGGACGGATGACCTGAAAAATGGCGATGTTAAAGTAAATTCAACCACTACCCGCGCCATCGTTGCAGTACGCGCCACCTGCAATGGCTTATCCACCGTTGCGGGTGATGTTTTTGTAGTGCCGTCCTCATACGTGATTGACAGCGTTTGTTGTGTCTGGATAGCAAACAGCGCCCGCATGGTGTTTAGTTTGGCTTCAAGATTTGCGAGTGACGATTCGGTCAGCGCAATGCCAAACGGTACGACGCGCTCGCTGTAATATTTAGGCACGTATAGAGTCCCGTGTTTATACGGGATTTCAAGATTGCTTCCGCGTCGTTCTGGCAGGTCAAGGTAATCATTGATTTCTGTGATTTTCCCGAACGTTGATAGGTTCGTACCGCCAAATGTAAATATTGTCATTAGTCAACCACTCCCAAATAACTCAGGGACTTCAATTCTTTTCTCAGGCTATCCTCGGAGGTTTCACCCTTCGGATTGTTGATGGTCACACTGATATTCTTGCCGCCGCCTGCCCCAGACGAGTCAGCGCCAGCCTGCCTGCCTATGCCTGATACGTTCGGGATAAGGTTTAGACCTGCCTGCATGTCAGGGAGCGACTTCGTGGTTAGTGCGCCCATCGCGTTATTGATACCGCGCAAGCCCATCTCAAACGGAGTCGGACTGCCTGGTGTCAAGTCGCTGGGCAGTTTTATTTTCAGGAACGTTGACGCGAGCTTCACGACCCAATCTATCGCGCCTTTTATCTGGTTTACAATTCCGTCAAAAGCGTATTTGATTAGAAATCCAAGCTGCTGCACCGTGGTGGTAATCCCGCCGAAGTTTGTCTTGAACGCCTGATACACAAGATACACAGTCGCCGCGACCAAAAGCAGAGGGACAATCCACGCGGCATTGGCAATCACAAACGCGCCGATTGCAGGTATTGCAGTCGCTGAGATAAATGTAAACAAGCCAGTGATAACCGGCGTCAAAGCGCCAACGGCTGAGACAATCCCGCCCATGGTTGTAATCACAGGACCGGCAGCAGCGACTATCGCGGAAAACGCAATGATTGTGTTTTGCGTTGCTGGTGACGCTTCGGAGAATTTCACAATCAACGGCGTGACGGCTTCCATCAGCCGAATTAGTGACGGTATAAGCGCGTTGCCGACAATCTCTTTCATGTCGTCGAGCTGGTTTGTGAATTGCGCCATCTGCCCCGACGAAGTAGCGCCGGCAGCGGTAGCAACTCCACCAATCTCTACAGCCAGTTCGTTCATGATTATTTTTTGCGCAGACGCAACGTCGCCGACTGCCATAAACGACTTGACCTGTTCTTCTTGCGCGTCGGTCAACTGCACGCCAATTCTACGCAACGCGCCAACGCCCGCAATCGGGTCGTTTAGTGCCTTGCCCAGCGTGACGGCTGCCTGACTTGCATCCATGCCGAATTTCTCCGCCATGTCAAGCGCCGCCATTGTCGCATCAGGGAAAACGTCCTTTCCGATGTTGGTAAACGTCAGCAACATACCTTGAGCCGACATAACCGCTTCATCTGAGAATTTTGTCACCTTCTGCAATTCGGAAGCCATGCCTGTTAGTTCGTCAAGCGTTACGCCAGCAGCGCCGCCCGTTGATTCCAGAACGGCGTTAAGGTCTGCGACTGCGCTTTCTGCGTCCTGCGCGGATTGAACGGCAGACGCGCCAAAAGCGACAATCGGCAATGTCAAGCCGACGGTCATACTCGTACCGAGTTTCGTCATGCTCTTGCCGATACCGCCCATCTTTTTACTGAATGACGCTACGTCTTTCTCTGCCCCTGTAATTCCATTTTGAAAGTCGGCAGAATCTACGCCAATCGAAACAAGCAGCGACATCAGAGTATTAGCCATTGGTATCCTCGCGTAAATCCTGACCGCCCAAGCCCGCTGTAAACATTTCAGCGACTTGGAGCATGTGGTCGGTTGTCTGTTCCTGCTTCTCGAATTTTGGCATAAAGTCACTCGTCTTGAATGGTTTTTGTGTGGTCTTGCTTCCGTTTGATTTCACGACGGATATTGTAGAATTTGCAACGGTGGAGGCTGTGATTGCATGTCCGATATAATCCGCATCCGCGCCGAATGGCTCTAGCGCGCTGAACGCCATCCACTCTGTGAGTTCCAAACTCGAAATGCGCTCAAGCAACTCTGCGACTGTGCATCCAAGTTTCAGGGCTAGGCGGAAGCAGAACCTTCTAAAGGGTTTTCTTGTAAACCGCCTGCCAATTCTTTGACATCCTCATCACCGATACCAGACAGGCGGGAGGCGACTTTGAAAACGCGCTGCAGTGCGGCGGCGGATTTCTTCGACAATTCCATCACGTCAGTATCAGAAAAAAGCCGCTTACCTTCCTCGTCACAGATTGCCAGACTTGCCAGTTTTGCGCGGACATTTTTCATATTCACAGTTTGGCTTGATCCGCGCATCTGTACGATGGAAGCCTCGAAATTATCGCGCTCCGTGCCGGTCATGCCTTTTACGCAAACATCTCCGCCCCATTCTGGGACAGAGACAATCTCGGTCTTGATGTCGTTCGCTTGTAGAATGGTTGTTTTATTTAGTATCATTTTTGGTACTACTTTCTGCCGTTAGGCTAATGTGGGTTGTCCAGTTAGTTTCAATTTTGCGCTTGCAGTCAATGCGCCATCATGCGGAGATGAAGGCTCGAAGCCGGTCACGAATGCTGAGAATGACCATGTGGTTGCATCGGGGAATACGATTGAATAGGTCTGCGCGGTACGTGATACTAAGTCGTACAACAGACCGCCGGAGGCGTTCTTGTGTGTTGCTGCGGCTGGGTCGTATTCCAAATCAAGGGAGACTTCGCCGCTCCGCAGAATGGTAACGACATGCTCTTCCCATGCGGCGGTTGAATCGTGAGTAGTCACGTCCTCAGTATCAGCCGCCAAGCCTGGACCTGAGATGTTTTGAATGTACGCGATGGCGGTCGCGCCACGCTTGAATTGAATACCGAAAGCTGCCTGTTTTGCCATGTTTGATTTTCCTTATACTAATATAGGAGCGCCCGTCAATTTCATCTTGACAGATGCGGTCAATGCGCCGTCGTGTGGGGCGCTAGGTTCAAAGCCTGTTACGAATGCGGCAAACGCCCAAGTAACGCCGCCTGGAAACACAAGAGAGTATCCAGCCAGTAACTTCGCTTCAAGATACGCGACAAGTCCGGTCGAGGCGTCGTGAGTTGCTGCGGCTGGGTCATACACAATATCAAGTGACAATTCACCCGTGCGCAAAATCGTTACGACATGTTCCTCCCACGCGCCTGCGCTGTCATGGGTCGTTACGTCTTCGGTGTCTGCCGACAATCCCGGTCCGCCAATATTCGAGATGTACGCAATCGGGGCGAGCGTTTCGCCTGCGTGCGTGTCTGCGCTGGCTGCGGTAGTCGTCAGCCCCGTCGCTGTCCCTGTGGCGCTTTCCATGTTTAGGTTGGCAATGGTTGCCATCGGTATCTTGCGGGTCAGGACGACCTTATCAGTTGCGCCGCTGACTTCAAACAACACGCGCACTGGCGCGGCTGTCGCGTCGTTAGTTAGGAACGTGCGCACAGTTGCCGCAACGCTTGAAGCGTTACCGTTTACAACAGGGATAACCAAAGTCAGTGGACTGCCCGTCATGCCCGTGCATGTCACTGTAAAATCAATATCGCCTGGGTTGGTAATTGTACCAACCAGCGTAGCGGTTTCGATCTGTACATCACCCGCGCCGTAGTTTAGAACTGTTCCGAAAGCTGATTGCTTTGCCATGTGCTACCTCTCGCCCGTCAGGGCTTCTAACTGTTTAGTCATTGTGCCAAATTACATAGTCCGAGCGGACGCGGAATAGTTTTGTGTCTGGCTCGTATGACGGCACTTCGTCATTTACTAGAGCCGCGTTGATTGATACGCCAGTCGCTATCGTGCCTTTCTTGCCATTCAACGCGGCGCGTATTTGGTCTGCAATCGCCTTTGCGCTTTTCTGTGTTGTAGCCCATGCGTCAAACTGAAAGCGCGGACTTGCAAGGTCGTTACCTGCGCCGCCCGTGTCGTGCGTGTGGCTGCGGGGTGTACTCACGCGCTGAAACGTCATACACGGGAGTGTTACGCCTTGCGGCATTGCCTGGATATAAACACGGGTCGAAATCAAAGAGACAAGCCCCGCGTAGGTCGTCAGGTAGGTATATAAACCTTCTTCAAGCACTGCCATTATTGCGCCGCCTGTTCGATATTCTGTTTTACAAACTTGCGTATCGTATCTTCAATCTTTGAAACGTTGTTGTCATAGGCTGGGCGAAAATGCGGGCGGGCTGCCATTTTGCTAGTGCCAAATTCCAGCCATTCGCCGCGCTCGTCACCTGTACCAACATCGGCAAAGGCTTCGGCATCGCTTGATGACGCTAATTGAGTATTAATACTGTTGATGTAAACGCCTGTGTCAACAGCGGGCGTCTCGCCTGGTTTTGATGCTTGATGTTTGCCGTACATGCGCCCGCTGTGTGATGCGGCAGCCATTGATACCTTTACGGCAGTTTCAAGCACAAACGCGCCAGCCATAACAGCGCGCGCCAACGTTCCGCCGCTTACGGAGTTCAATACTTCCTTTACATTGTTTTTGACTATCTTTGTCTTGGCGGTCATGTGGAAATAATCCTAAGTAACAATCGGATACCAGACGGACCGCGCTGAATGGGAGAAACAATCTCGAACAAAAGCGGAGTTGATAGCGTCTCACCAAATCGCTTTGTTACTCGAAACTTATCACGCAAATCAACGGCGGTAGTAATTGGTATTCTGACAACGGCGTCCCATGTCGTGACAACCTTGTCCGCGCCGCGCACTTCGGAGCCTGGCTTCATTTCAAGCCCGCATATCATATCAGCGGAGTTACTTGCCCACGCTTCGATAACCTGCCCGAATGAGTCAACAGTCACGCCGACGGGCTGCATGTTTCCAGTGTCCTGCATGTGGTCGGTTTGACCTGTGCGCATGTTGGCAAGGTCGGCAGAGGTAAACACTAATCACCCTCCGGCAGATTGCCGATATAACTTTCGTCGAAGTCGGATTCCTTCGGGGACTTGACCATGCGAGCCGATGAAGGCATACGACGCGAGCGGAAGTGCCTGCATTGCTTCATGTATTGCTCGAATTGGTTTGACATGGAGTAGTTGCCGCCGTCCGCTGCGAAGTTGAATTTACTTGCAACTGCCGAAGCCTTCTCCTCCCAGATGTCAGCCGAGGCTGCGTTTAGGTCGTAGGTTGGCGTCCAGTCCGCATTAGCGTAGCCCCATTCATCAAGCGGGGATTCGCCGTATTCGTCAAGATGCGGATACTTCTCAATGATGGTAGTAATCAGCGTGTCTGAATACGTGGTAGTCGTTGGCTCTGCGGTCTGCCTGCGGACTGTTGCGATTTGCGCGGCGGTGACTAAGGTTGTCATAATATTCCTACTTATCCGAGATTGACCGACTGCCGAGCGCGTCGCATTCGATGTGCATTTGGAGCATGGACACCCAAGGATTTGCAGACGGGGCTGTGCCTGTCGAGGCGATACGCTTCAAGATTGCGACCGC